TAGTATTCTATGATAATTATCACTGTCTAGAAAGTCGTCTTTATACGTTGTTGCGAATGTTGACTTATTAAATGTATTCGGCATTTGTTATTCCTATATTTGTATTATAATCTTTAAATCTTCTGTTTGGTCTGCACTTCTTTCGACTTTAGCTCGATTATCGATGTACAATAGTTCACCACTATATCTATTTACTTCCCCTTCACTGTCAAATAAACCAGCACCCAATAATACACCACTACCAGTTCCAGTAGTTGCGTTTACTGTTTCACCTGCAGTAAATGCTCCAAAACCAGTACTATCTGTTTGATGATAGAATATATCATTACCTGAGTCTTTATCTACAAGTGCTTTCGCTCCAGATGTAGCTCCTAATATTGTATCATCTTTTGAAAAACTTGGACTTATTGAAGAGAAGTGTAATCTTCTTAACGTGCTTCCAGTGTTTTCAGTGAATTTTGTGAAAACTCCTGCTGAGTCATTACTGTGAGCTGAGTCGCCAGGGTTTTTTAATAATCCAACTTGTCTAAAGTCTTGGTCTACCAAAAAGTCAAAACCACTAGCACCTGCTTCTGCACCCGCTGGTTTTGAGTTTAACATAATTGAGTTTGTTCTTAAAGTTTTAACTGGGTTCTCACCTAAACCACCGTTTGGTGCGAGAATAGGTCTTATTACCGCTGCAGTAGTTGGTGAACCACCAGATACTGCGACCGCTGCGTAGTCATAACCAGAACCAAAGTTTGCAACTTTAATTACACCAGTAGTACTATCTGCAACTTCTACTTTTACTACTTGTCCACCTGATACAGTTGCACTTGCGACTGCGTTACTACCATTACCAGTAATTGTTAAGGTTGGTGCAGAACTATAACCAGCGCCTGGATTATCTATCGCGTACCCTACAATTTCTCCATGGACAGACGCGTCTTGAACTGCTTTCTGTTCTGTGTCTGATACTGGGGAGTTACCGTCTGTACTATCAACAAATTTAATTGGTATAAAGTTTGCAGATTGGAATTTGTTTGCCTGTGTAGCTGAAACACTGTACATGAATTTCCACATGTATCCGTCAGAAGTTAGGAATGGTACACCGTTAGTTCCACCAGTAGGTTCTACAGTTGATGCAACGGGAGTACCACTATCGTTAATTGATTTTCTCATTACCAAATATACTTGTTGGTTTGAGTTGATTACATAATATGCATTTGTGTTAGTACTTGTAGCATCATCATATGCGTCATAAAATGTACCAGATGACCAGTTATATCTGGGTACTACTAAAGATACATCAGCAACTAATTTTACTGACTGCATATTGTTTCTAAATCTATTTTCTTCTTGTAGAGTTGGTTGTGGATTAGGTGATATATCAGAGTCATTCCAAACTTGTGAACGACCAATAGCTGCGTAATATCTAATGCCTCGGTGAAAATCTCCACTGTCATACGACCCACCTCTAGCTCTTTTAAGAAATGCTGCACTATCGTGTTCATCTAAAAGTAAATCTACTACTAAATTTTTTAAAGGGTTAGTTACTACTGCCATTTGTTATTCTCCTTATGATACCGCTCCACCATATGTTGCGAGTACTTGCCATTCTGTTCCGTCAAAAACTAAAGAAACTGTTTCATTGTGTTGTAAGACTACCGAAGTTCCAGCCGCGAAATTACTTGGTGTAACTGTCGCGTTTGCGTTACCAGTATTTATTACTATTTTTTGTTGTCCTGCCACTACACCGTCTGCTAGTGTGTAAGTTCCGTCACTAGCGTTTGTTATGATTGACGCGTGTGTTGTTAATGGTAAAGCTCCAGCACTACTTACTGCAGTTCCTACTGTAGAAATAAGTGGACTATTTAATATAACTCCACCAGTTCCTTTTGCACCTAATTCTAAATCAATGTTAGTGTCTGTTCCAGTCGCTTCAACTTTTGGATTATTATTTGTTGCGTTGTTTGTTAAATTAATGTGATTAACTGCACTTGCAGTTTTTGTTAATACTAATACTTCATTACCCGAAGAATCATTTATAACACCAGCACCTGAAAGACCAGCTATAGTTGGTGAAGTGACAGTAGGTGTGGTTAATGTTTTATTTGTAAGTGTTGCTGTGTGTGCGTTAAAAACAAATGTATCACTATCTGTAAGTATTGGTAAATTTACATTTCTACTAGCTGCGATGTTTGCTGCTACAAAGTTGAAATCATGATTGTTAGAATCTCTCACACTAAATCCTGAACCAATGATAGGTGATGTTAGTGTTTTATTTGTTAGGGTATTAGTACTTGAGTCTAGTAAAACATTACCACTTGCGTTTGGAAATACTATTTGTCTATCTGCGGTAGGTTCATCAACTACTAAAGTGGTTTCATTTGCGTCTGCGTTTGCACCTTCAAAAGTAATAGAACCAGCACCAGAACCAGTTGTAGCATCACTGATTGTTATTTTAGAAGTTATTGTATTGGAGTCGATATTACCTAGAAATTGATAAAGTTCAACAAAGTTATCGTTTATCTTTCCAGCAGCGTCTCTGAGAGTATCCCCAGTTCCGTCATTTGCGACTGCTCCGTTATTAATATTCTGTCTTGCCATTTTTATTTCCTATGTTCCTATTTATACAAGTTTTATAACCAACCTAAGCTTGAACTATCAAAATTTTGCCAATATCTATCACTATCTGCAGGGAAGAACTCGAATTTATCTTGGTCAAAAGTTTCGATAGAGAAATTATTACTAAAGTCTATCTCGAAGTTAGTTGTTGCAGTACCAGCTCCACTTGAATCTGCGTCGAATGTTGGACTTGTTCTTAGTTCAGCCGCTCTTAATGTTTCATATTGTTTCTCGACATCTGCAATACTTGCGGTTGCGAGTGATGTAAGTAGTCTATCATCAATGATAACTCTTTTGAATACACCAGAACTATCAGTTGGTACAAGACCAGTTATTTCTTCTTGAACTTGAGTCACTTGACTTGTCATTGGTGTATTGAAACCTACGACATCAATCTCACCTACACTTAAGTCTTCAACAGATATTGGTGCACTAAGTGGCTCGGATACTGCAGCTTCTAGTCTTACTTCCGAACCAATAAACATTCCTGCGGGGTGGACAAATAACTTATATGGTCTCTCCCATGTTTTTTGTCCTAATTCACCAATAACCCTAATCGCAAAGGTTTGATATAAACCATTATTAGTTAAAAACTTAATTGAGTCCGCACCTATTTCAGATGAACCAATAGTAAAAATATCTTTTTTCGGATAGTCTACCTCTACATCGATACCGTAGAACATTCGAAAAAATTGTTGTATTGAAAACTTAGTACCTTTAGTACTATATAAATTGTGTGAGAATTTTGCAGCAGTTCTCTTATCAATAAAACCTTCAAAGTAAGATTGACCTAACAATAGTTCATCTTCTATATAAGATAATAAAGACTCGTCTACTTGATTAATATCTCTTGTGTAAAATAAATCATTTACTAATTTACTTGGAGAACCGTCACTATCTTCAAAGTGAAAATATTCTTTTAAAAACGAGACAAGTTTAGGATACTCAGTTTTGAAATGGTCTGGTAAAACCTTTTCAACATCACGACCAGTAGCGAACGCAAGTTCTCTACGATTATCGTCTCTTAGAGTATCGTCTACTTTATGTCCCATTTTAATTTATTATACTTGTATCTACTTCAACTGCGTTAACAATTGAGTTTGTCACATCGAACTCAATCACATCTTGTCGTGTAGGTGTCACAAAAGATTGGTTTGCTGGTACTACACTCACTTTGACAAAAGCGTCTCCTGAGTTAATCGAGTCAATTTGTAATCCGACTATACTTACTGTATCACCACTAAAAGACCCGACATTATCTTGAATTACTGAACCCGTAGTATTTGAAAACACCTCAAGTGTTGTAGAACCCAAACGATTTCGAATGATACAACTATTACCATTAAAGGTAAATGCATTCGATGTCACAATTCTATTTACATCATCTGCGTCTGC